GAGGGCCTAGACGCCTTCGGCCGCGCGCCGGCCGCCCCGCCCCCCGCTCTGCCCACTGACCCAGTGACGACGGCACCAGCCGCGCCGCTCACGCCGCAACAGGCGCTCGACCAATACGGCGCGAGCGTGCCAGCGTTCGAGGGCGCGATCACGGCTGGCATGGCCCCCCGGCACCCGGCGATGAGGTCGAGCGGCCCCAAGGTCGATTTCGGCCGATTCGACTTGGGGGGCGTGGCGCCTGGGCAAGCGCCAGCTGCCGAGCAGGGGCCCGCCGAGGTCGACCGGGCACGCATTGACGCGCTGCTCGGCAATGCGAGCAAAGCAACGAGCGGACTCATGAGCCTGGGCCAGCGCGATCTGCAATTCTCCGCGGCACAGGCGCAGCTGCGTCAGGGACTCGATCAGGGCCAGAGACAGGCGCTCTCACTCGCGCGCAGCGGATCTCGCCGTGACCGCGCCGCCAATGAGGCGCGGGCCATCCAGGCCGGCACCGAGCTCGCCGCGCAGACGGGCCAGACCGCTGCGGGGCTCCGCGCAACCGAAGAGGCGGCGCAGCAGCAGATTCGGCTGGACGCATATAAGGCAGCAGGCGATCTCGGGCTGAACGCCGGCGCGCTCGACCTGAATGTGCAACAGCTCGACATGAACGCTGCGACTAATTTTCTCAATCAGCTGTTTGCGAGAGAGAACTTGCAGCTGCAAATCGATCAACAGGAGGCCGAGCGAGTGACGAATTTCGTCCGCGACATGGCGCTCATCGAGCGCGATTACTAAAAGCTCTCGGTGCAAGAAAGACAGGCAGTGCGCGAGGATCTGACGAGGCGATACGGCATCGATCAACAGACGGCGCTCGCGCTCGAACAGCTCGACAGGAGCGATGACATCAACTGGGGCCAGATGGCTGTCGCGGGGCTCGGCGGGCTCATCACGGGGTCGGCGCAGGTCGGCGCGGCGCTGGCGACCAAGAGCGTGGGGGCGTAATGGCTGATTGGTTCGAGACGAATGACCCCGGCATTGTTGCCTCGCCGGACGGGCGCGAGGTGCCACGATCGCTTTTGCCACCGACAGACCGCATCGTGCCGGCTCCTGCGCAGTCGCCCATACCCACGGCGCCGGCGCCCATGGGGACGCCCCCCACGGCGCAGAGCGTGCTCGCCAAGCTCGACGAGCCGCGCATTGCTGCCGCTCGGGGTCAGTTGCCGATCGCACAGCAAAGCACGACGACCCAAAGCGCAGTCCCGATGAGCACGATCAAGCCTGTCATGGATCGTGGGATGCGGCGCGCCGAAGACCAGGCACAGGCCACCGTCGACATGGGTGAGGAGAAGGCGCGCATCGGCGAGCAACAGGCCATGACGGCGGCAACGGCCGCATACGGCCAGCAGCAGACGAGCGAGGCTGATGCGGCGCTCCACGCGCAGCGCGCCGATATCGCGCGGCAGAATCAGTTGGCCGTCGCCGCCCAGGAGGACCCGAGCATCGACCCCGACCGATTCATTCGCGGAATGAGCACGGGGCAGAGCATCGGCACGGTCATCCTGGCCGCCATCGAGGGGGCGTTCCGTGGCATGACGGGGCAGCCCGGGCAATCCGGCGTGCTCAACATCTTGGAACGCCGCATCGATCAGGATATCGCGGCCCAGCGTGAGCAGATCGCGAGCGGGCGCATTCGGCGCGGGAACATGCTCGCATACTTTCAGCAGCAGGGCTTGGACGAGGCCGCGGCAGAGAAGGCTGCGAAGGCGATGGCGCTCGCGCAGGCAGAGAAGCTCACGGCAGCCGAGATTGCGCGTCAAGGCGCCGGCATGGCGCGCGCCGAAGGCAAGGCGCTCGCTGAGCAGATCAAGGCCGCGCGTGAGCAGGCTAACGACGAGCTGACGCTGACGCTCGGCACGCCGCGCAGCACGACGACGACCGTGCGCGCACAGCCGGCTGCGGCGAGCGGGGACCCACTCATGCGGGCACTGCAGCTCGACAAGCTGCTGGAGGAGCAGGGTTACACTCGCGAGCAGCGCGCGTCAATGCTGGACGCCGCCGGCATCCCTGCCCCCGGTGGCGCCACCGCGGCGGAACGCAAGGGCGAAGGCGACTTGAGCGAGCCGCAAGGCAAAGCGCAGGCCGCCGCCGAGAGCATCGACGCGTTCGCGCAAGCAGCGGGACTCGTTCGCGACCCGAGCACTGGCAAGTGGCGGAGCGGCGAGGGGATTGTGCCGCCGGCGCTGCTGGAGAAGATCAACCCGTTCAGTGACAACACCATCAAATCTCGCTTTGAGGCAGCCGTTGAGGCGTACGGTCGTATGCAGTCTGGCGGCGTCATAGGCGATGACGAGCGGGCGGCGTTCCGCGAGCAGCTCGGGGGAGAGACCACTACGCGAGAGCAGTTGGCGGCTCGGCTCAATGCCGCGGACACGACTCTTCGGTCGCGTCAGGCGGAGCGAGCGCGGCGCCCAGAGGGCGGAGCAGAGGCAGCTGGTTTTCGCAAGGTTGGCAAATGACGATTTTCGTCGACCCGAAAACGGGGGAGAAGTTTGAGAATGACGCCCCGGACGCCGAGGTCAAAGCCGAAGAATTCGGCCTCGTAACACAGGCAGCGTATGAGGCTGAGCAGCGCAGCGGCGGGTTCATCCCAACCGTCCAGGCCGTTGGCGAAGAAGCCGTGCGGCAGGTGGTCGGTGGCATCCAGGCCGCGCAACGCGCAATTGGCCAGGGCCAACAGCGACTCGCGGACGCTGGCGCAACGCCGGGCTTGCCCGCCACGGGCGCAGTGGACCCAGCGACGGGTCTGCCCGTCGGGGCAGTGGGGACAGCGGACCCGACGGCTACCATTCGCAGCGCGACGCCGGGCCTGCTCTCACCTGAGGCCTTGGAGCGGCGCGAAGTCAACCCGATAGCGACCGGGCTCGGCGCGACGGCGCCGTCCGTCGCGGCCTCCCTTTTTTTGCCTGGGTCTGGTGCAGCTGGGCTCGCCGCCACTCTCGGCATCGATTCGATCAGCGGGATCGGGCAAGCCGCGGTGGACGCAGAATTGGAGAACCGCGAGATCTCGGGCGAGGACGTGCTGCGCAACGCGGGGCTGAATCTGGCGTTTTCCCTGCCCCTCTACGGCCTCGGTGAGGGCGCGCGCGTCGCGCTGCAGGGCAGGCGCATCTCAGCGCTAGAGCGGGCCGCGAGCGCCGCCAAGGACACCGCTGGACAGCGCGCCGCGGCCGCCGAGGGGGCAGATCTGGCGCGTGCCGCCGCCGACCCCGCGGTGCAAGCCGACCTGCTCGACCGCGTGGCGTCGAACACAGACGATGCCGTATCCAGAACGCATTCGCGCCTCGAGGGGGTCGCGCCGCCTGTCGTGGCGCGTAATCCTCGCGCGCAGCGCGAAGCCGTTGGCGCCATCGCTGACGTCGTGCGCACGGCAGACCCTGACTTAGCGGCGCGACTCGATGGCCTCACCAAGGGGTCCAGCCGGAAGCGACTCGAGGGGCTACGCGCCATTCGCGACGAGCTCGCATCCGCGGGGGAATCGGACACGTTGACGGCCATTGAGGCCACGATTGGTCGCGAGGATTTGTGGGGGTCAAAAGCCATCCGTGGATCGTCCGATCTCGACGCCGCGATTGGCGCGAGGCCAGCCCCCGGCGCCGCGCCGGAGGATCTCATTGATTATGCGGCGAAGGTGCGGTCAGTCCGGAGCGGCGAATTTGCTGGCTTGGCAGATGAGATCGAGCAGTTGGCTGAACGTCAGATTGAGATTCGCACTGCTTCGGCGATTGGAGATGTTGCGCCACAGGCAGCCAATGACGCGGTCGATTACGCGGCGGCGATGCGCGCCATCGACCCGAACGAGGCGTGGCGACTGACGCAGGACGGCGCCGATGAGGGGTTGCGCCGACTCGAGTCCGCCAGCGTGTCGGATGCCTTACAGCGCGTCGACGACGTCCTGCGAGAGGACGTTGCAATGGCCGTCAAGCGCGAGGATTTCGTCAAGGGCGCTGAGAGCTGGACGCCGGCTCAAATCGAAAAGCAGGGCCAATGGGGCGCTGACATGCGGGGGCGCGCCATGGCGCTCGCCGGCAAGCTCGCTGATGCCGAGACGCTTGGCTACCGCATCGGTGGGTTCCGCGCAGAGGCCACGAGCCTCATCGACCGCACCGTGCAGCGTCTCGCCGAAGCGGACCCTGTCACAGTCAACCACGAGTGGGACAATCTCAAGCGCGGGCTCGACTCGCTTGGCAAGCGGCTGGCAGCGACTGGCCCATCGATCGACGAGGCGAGCAAGGTATGGGGATCGAAGGCAATCATCGAGCTCGCGGACGACATGCGCAGGGGGCTCGAAGACGCAGAGCTGTGGGGCCGCAATGCTGGCTTGCAGAAGGAGACCAACGCCGCATGGGTCAACATCATCGACCCATACAGCCGCGTCACCAAGCGCATGAGCGAGTTCCTTGGACGCCAATTCGGCGTTGTTGGGCAAGCCGGCATTCGGCGCCGATTCGATCCCGACATGATCGAGTCGATCATGAAGGGCGGCTATCAGCGCAACCTGCGCGCCGACATCGATGCGAGCGTCGACGCGCTGGACCAGATGATGCGCGCGCGCCAGAGCCAGGGCCTGTCGCATCTGGAACGTCTGAGCAAGGCGAGAGAGGACCTGGTGCGCATTCGCCAGGGCTTTGACTTCGCCGACCTGCTTGCTGTCGCCAAGAGCAAAGCCAAGGCGCCGCTCGGGCTGGAGATCGCCGAGCGCGTCGCCGGCAACGCCGCCCCGGGTGGGATCATTGGGTCTGTCGCTGGCCCCATCGCGGCGCGCGCGCGCGGAGCCATCGTTGGCGAGTTGCCCATGCTGACCCCCGGCAGTAAGTCACCGCTCGCGGCTGCCGTGCGCCGGCACCTCGGGCTTACGCGAGGGGAGCAGGCTGCGATGCTCGCGGACCCTGCTTTTTACGAGCGTTTGCCGGGTTCACTGCAGAGGCAGATCATGGCGGGTGGGGCGGGCGGAGATCGCGCCGTCGAGATGGCATCCGTCGCCGCCGATGCCGCGAAACGTGACCGCGAGCTGACCGCGCGTCTCATGGTCAATCCCGAGGACGCGAAGCGCGCGAAGAAACTGCGGCGAAAGAAGGCCACTCCTGCGGTCGACCGCGCGCGCGCGCGCGTCACACAGAGCGGATCGGTATCGATTGGAGCGGCGCATCGCATCCCGCTCGATGACGTCCGCGTGCGCGGTTCGGACGGCCTTTTGGAGCGAGCGTCCAAGGCCCAAGCCAAGCAACACGCTGCTGACATCGAGCGCGTGGCGTCCGACGCATTCGCCCGCAAGTCGCTCGATGATCTCGGCGCTCTGCCAATCGACGAGGGCGACACCGCCAGCCGAGCCAAGATCGATGCATTCAAGCGCGACCGCGAATTCACGTCCAAGGGCATGTTGCCATCGAACAACGACCGGGGGCGTGGCGGTCTGCCAGCGCTGTCCGTTGACGCCGACGGCAGTGCCTATCTCAGCAACGGTCGGCACCGATTCACGGCCGCGAGAGAGAGCGGGCAAGAGTGGATCGTTGCCAACGTCAAGCGTTACGACACCAACGGCGACACGGTCTGGGATTATGTTGGCCCCGTACGGATCAACTCACCCGGCGGCGCGCGCATATCTCGCCACGAGCAGGCCATCGTCGAGCGGCTCAAAAAGCTCAAACCGGGGACCGTCGAGCACAGTCAGCTGTCGCGCACGTTGGGCCGAGTCCGAGAGCGCGGAGCGGAGCGCGGCATGGTCGACGTTGGGCCGGGGCAGGCGGCAAAATCAATCGCGACGAGCCCGCTCGGCGTAGGAGCCGGGGCCGCCGGCGCGGTCGTCGCCTACCATCACCTGGCTGAGCCTGCGGCGCCGGACCCGGAGAGCATGACGGCGTTGCAGCGATTCTCGGACGGCTACGACCGACCCATCGATGCGTTCCGCGCCGCGCGCAAGATGATCCTGGACTGGCAGCAGAACCCCGATGCGCTGATAGAGATGATCGCGGGCCACATCGGTGACGTTGGGCAGCTATCGCCAAAGCTCGAACGTGAGATGACGGCGCAAGCCATGCGCATCGCCGGATACCTGCAGGACAATCTGCCTGGGCAGCGGAATGTGAGCGTCGTCTACCCGGATGGCACCCCGCCGAGCCGCGCCGAGGTGCGGCAGTTCGCACTGCGATTCGGGGCCGCTGTTGACCCGGCAGGTGTGCTCGCTGACGCGCGCGCGGGGCGCATCGAGCGGACGCAGTTGGAAACGCTGCAGGCGCTCTGGCCGCGCGAATACGATGCCCTCAGGGCTGGCGTGATCCAAGAGCTCGGGGGAGGCCGCGCAACGCCTCAGACCCGGCAGCGCATGAGCCTGTTATTCGGCTTCCCGAGCGGCGTCGACCCGGCGCTGGGGCCTCGCACGCGCGCCGTCGTTGCCGCCGCCAGAGGGGCCCAGGAGAGCCGTGCGCGCGCGCCGCGCGGCTCAGGAATGAATCGACAACGGCTCCCCAGCACTGCTACGATGCAGCCTGCGGGCATGGCGGCACTGTCGCTGGGCGCGCAGATTGGAGCACCCTGATGGCACTGCGTACAGTGAAGAGCTCTGACCCGCCGTGCGTGGCGAAGGTAATCGCCAAGTCAACCGCTGCCGTTCTGCATGGCGCCGACGCGCCGGACGGATGCAAACATCTGCCGGCCGGAGTCATCTTCCACGAGGTGGGCAATTTCGTCTGGAAGGACGCTCTCGGCAACTCGGTCACGACCGTCGTGGCCGCTGTGGCGAGTGGTGGGGTGGTCGGCGTGTTCGTCCCAATCGCGCCCGCCGAGATCGACGCGAGCAATGGCGTCGCGCTCACTGTTTTCTGGCGCAAATAACGTAGCCCCGGCATCGCAAGATGACCGGGGCTGGCGGAGAGGGGGTTGGGCGTGGAGTCGGAGGGTCGGTCGCAGCGCTCACGTTCCCGTGTCTGGTCGCCTGGCCCTACTGCACCCCTCGCGGGGGCCTTCGTTCGTTTCCGTCGCCGCTCTCATCAGAGATGAACGGGCGGCGGCGAAGCCCCTTAATCACCCCCAGGGGTGATGCGGCGCGCGGGGCGCAATGGCCACCTATTGACCAATGGGAACGGCTCGTGGTCGAGCCGCGGTGCCGGCAGCCCGCGCAGTGTGCGCGCGGCAGCGGCGTGGACCGTGGCGCGCGACTGGGCGCGCAAGCGACGACGCTCCGCGTCCTGGCGCAGCCGCCAGCGGCGAGAGAGCTGGGCCAGCGCGGCGTATGCCTCGATCTCGGCGCCGTCCCGCACGGCTCCGCTAACGACCGCGACGTCGGTCGGGTTGGCTGCGGCATAGGCCCGGAGGCGATCCAGGAGACTCATCGCGCCCCCCAAGGCAAAGGGATCAGCGCGGGCCGCGTCGCCCGTGGCGTGTCCCAGATGACCGTTGGGGGGCCCGGCGGGGGCTCGGTCTGGCGCTCGTGGGCACTCTCGACGGCGCGGTAGCGCTCGGATTCGAGCGCCGGGTATGCGCCCGGGATAATGGTCGGCTGGCTGTGGATGTTCATCGGGCCATCTGTGCGACGTTGTAAGTGGACTGCAGAGCCTCTGCGAGGCACAAGCAGACTGCGCTGTCACGCACGTTGCTAGTACTGGCGACGACCTTGGCGCCGCTCATGACGACGCCGCGGAAGAGCGTTGGTTTACCATCTGCACCGTATGCGACACGCAGAATGCGGACCCGTGTGACTCGTTGGTTCATTGACATACCTCATCGAAACAGTCGGATGATGCCGACTCGGGCAAAAACCACGGCGACGATGGTCGCAACGCCGATCATCGCAACTCCCTGCAGCATATCGTTCACCGCTTGTGCCATGCCCCAATGAACGGCTGGCAGCGGACAGTCTTAATCGTCAGACGCGCCGGTGCCGTCACCCCCGGGGGTGACGCCCGATTCGGCACAGAGCAACGGCAGCAACGCCTCGCGGTTCGCTCGCATGGCGTCGAGCAACTCCGGCGGGGGGGCGCTCATCAACTCGCCCAGCGTGCGTTGGCGCGCCGCGATTTCGTCGATGAGTTCGCCAATGTCGACCCTCTCTCGCGGCCCGCCCACGGGCACCAGCTTGCCCCATCGGCGCGGCGCCCACCGCTCGAGCAACCACGCGCTCGACTCCCATCCCTTGATGCCGCTTTGCACGCGCGCGAGCGCTTGCGCCTCGAGGTCGTTTGAGGCCTGGATGTAGTTGGCGGCGAATTGCGCGCACATGGTCGATGGGTCATCGCGCATGCCGCGGCTGATGACGGCGCGCAGTGTGGCCCCGTCCAGGCCCACCTCGTGAGCGATCTGGTCGTCGAACAGCCAGGTCTCACGGCGCAGATCGAGCGCTGCGTCGAGTTGCTGCTGTGTCGGCTCAGACGGCAATCAGGTTGGCTTTCCCGCGTTCAATGGCATCGGCCAGGATAGCGGCGTCGTCGATGGCGCCAAGGACGTTGTCGTAGTGCGTGATGCGCCAGAATTCGCCCTTGCACCGCACTCGCTGAGATAGGTCGGCGGAGAGTATCACGAGGTCGCCGGGCGCGATATCCGGGGCGCGCTCGGCGCGCTGCGCGCGCACGCGATCAATGAGCCGCTGCGTGGTGGTATCCATCGCCACCCAGCCTGTGCGCGACGTCAGATCATCGAGCAGCTCGCGCTCTGCGGGCAGCACGTGCCCCGGCGGCGATCGTCCCGTGAGCTTGCCAATACGCACGACCTCTTCATACAGCACAGTCGTGGCCAACTCCCCACTGCTCGTCTTGCCGCCTGGGATGCCATCGGTCAGGAGCATGCGCGGAACCTCAACAAGGTCGCTGCCGAACCACGCGATCTTGAAGCGGTCGAGCGCGCGTCGCGTCACCACGTAATTGTCGAGCGGCACGATGTCGCCGTCGGCATCATCGTACAATGCTACGAACGAGTCGGCTCCGCACAGATAGAGCTCGTCGCATTCGAGCACGAATCCCTGCTTGCACCAGAAAAAGTCGATGAAAGCGAGATCGCCTGGCTTCAGATGCGTGACCTGCTCGCCGACGCTCACGATCTCGCAGCAAGCGATGTTGTCGGGAACGCTCGTGACCGAGTTGGCGAGCGACACCAGCCCGATGCCCGTCTCGCGATCAACCTCTGAGAACAGGTCCTCACGCGGGCGCAGGATGACGTTCGTCCCGGTCGCGCGCGTCTTGTAGCTGTCCAGTGGCTTCACAGTCCGTTCTCCTTCACGAATGCCTGAATCTCCTCATCGAGCGTGCGCGGCCGCGTGCTACCACCATCCACACGCGCTGCGCGCGCTGCAGGTGCCTCTATCTTCTTTTTTTGTGGCGCACCGCGGCCCCCGTCGAACACCTTTTTTAAGCGCTGGAACTGCGCTTTGAGCTTTTCCTTCACGATCGGCAGAGCCTTCGCCGGCGTCGTGATGCCCTTGCTGTAGCCGGCACGAATCTCGGCCATCACCATGTCGACCACGTCGGGGTGATGCAGCTCGGGGGCGAGTCGCTTGACGCCATCGTCTGCCCACTTGCGAGCCTCAGCAACAGCCTGCTCTTTCCGGGCGGCTGCTTGCTGCTCGGCGGCCTTGCTCTCGCGGTCGCGCGCATCGAGCCGTTCCTTGCGCCCCGCGATGCCCTGCGTCGCCCAGCGCATGACGTCGTTCCACGGACGTCCGGACCACTTCTCAACGAGCGTGATGAACGCATCGACGTCGCCGTCCTCTGCGGCCTTGCGCGCAGCGATCGGGTCGCCATACTTCTCGGCGAGCTGAGTCACGAGCGAGTGCGCGTCCGAGTCTTTCTTTTGGGCTTTTTCGGCCGCTTTCTCAGCATGCTTGGCGGCGAGCCGCAGGGCTCGGTGCGCCTTGCTGCCGAGCAACTCATCGGCATGCGGTCCAAGCGCCTTGAGGAATGCCTGGACGTCTTTTGCCTTGATGGCAGCGGTTACCGCTGCGGCGTCGACGTCGGGCACCGTTTTTTCGTCAGGCACCGCAGGCGGTTCCGGCTCCCCCGACAGGTCCGCTTGATCGTCGCTCGGATCAGGTGCCGGCGTCTGGGCAGCGTCGGTGTCGGCGACGCCAATCTGATCCGCCGGGGTCTCCGCGATGAACGCGGCAATGTCTGCGTCAATTCCCATGCATTATCCTGCCAATTGGAGCCCAGCGGGGACCTGTGGCGCCGGCTGAAGCGCGGGGCCCGCCGCCGGTGCGCCACCCATCGGTGAACCGTCCATCGGTGCCCCGACACTCGCGGCCTGACCCGTGGATGGGTCAGTGGCAAGCGCCGCGCAATCCGCCATGAAGCGGAAAAAGAAGTCGAGCCGCTCGGGTTCGAGGTCATCCATGTCCGCCTCGAGATAGGCTTGCACGACCTGCAGAAGAGCCTGCCCGATCTTCATGTGTTCGAACGGCGGACGGTAGAAGTCGGGCTCTTGCACGTCATCGTCGCTGGCGAATTGCCAGCGCCAGATCTGTTTGTCGACCCACTGCCGTTCAATGTCGGCGTCGTCGACCTCTTCGGGTAGGTCGTACCCTTGGCCCTGCATCGCAGCAAGCGCTGAGTCGCTGAGGATGCCGAGCTGCTTCAATTCGAGCGCGGTCTGCATGCGGTCAGCTGGGTTACCCTTCTGGCCGCTCACGGCCGCCGGCTGCACCACGTACTTGATCTGCTCGATGCCACGCAACGCGACCTTGCCGCTGATCTCTTTCAGCGTGTCTTCGCCTGGTGCGAGCCGCATCAGCTTCGGGTCCCCATCGAATATCTCGCACAGGACCTGGATGATAATCTTGGCCGAGTCGACGGCGACCGCTTGCACGTAACGCTGTTGCAGCGACGCGAATCGTTCGTTGACCAGTGCCGCCACGTAGCGCTGGCCGATGGCCGAATCGATGCCCTCTTGGCGCTGCCCTGCGGTGTGCGACTGGCTCATGCCGCTGATGTCATGCGCGTCCTGGTAGTGACGGTCAGCGACCTGCAGATGCTCGGGGGAAAACCCTGGCGCTTCCACTATGCCAGGTTCATAGGGCTCGTTCGTCAGGATGATCTTGACCTCGTCCGTGGAGGTAAGCGAATCGGGGTTCACGAGCTTGCTCTGGTCAACCCAGCGCTCCGACTCATTCGTCTTGCTGATGGCGCGGTCGACGCGAGCGAGTACGAGGTTGTCGCGCTTCACGCTCTCGTAGATGTGGTGCACCATGCAATGCGCCAGCGGGCCGTACAAGTGCGGAGTGCATCCGAGCCAAACGAATGGCGGGCGCTCGTGTGGATACTCTTCGTTCTCCAGCGCGGCGCCGTTCTTCACACACACCACGCGGTGCCCTGGTTTTTCTGACGTGCAACCGCTGTATCCCTCGTAAACGGCCACGTACTCGATGAGTTTTTCCCCATTGCGCGTCGGCATGCGCCATTCATCAGGCGGCTCGCCAGCGCTCAATCGAATGTCGTCCTCGCCGTCGGGCCACATCTCGATGGCGTCCTCGACAGGGAGCCACGTCACGCAGACTTGGCGCCGCATATCCTGGCTCCACGCCATGTTCAGAGTGTCGTGGATGCGAGCGTCACACTTGCCATTCGAGGCGAAAAACTGGACCGCGACGACGCCGGTGCACGCCGCTGCGAGCCGCAGCGCCGCGACCCAGAGGTCATGCAGGTTGGGCCATAGCCCCTTGGGTTGCTTGTACTCGGCACGCACCAGCTCTTCGAGGTCCGCGGCCTGGCGCCTGTCCTTCCAGCTGCCGCGATTCGTCAGCATCGCGGGCAATGGCGGGTCAATCGCGCCGATCTTGCTCGTGAGCGTATCGACGACGGCAAACGCGACGTTGCGAATGATCGGTATCTCCAGGTCATCAAACGTGTTTTGCTCGAATGCGTCGTAACTGTATCCCCACGGCCCGAGACTCGTCAGGCGCATCCCTTCGACCGCCGTCGCGTACCGCTCGGCGAGCGAACGCCGGTTTTCTTGCACGCTCGCGAATCGAGCAAAGTAGCCGCGCAGGCGCTCGGCGGCCTCAAAGTCACTGAGGTCATCCGCCCAGAAGCTGCAATCGCCCATTGATCGTGTATCCTCGCAGGACGGATGCTCATTCGTCAAGATCCATTGGCGGCTCTCCTGGCGCTCGCCCCGATACCAGTGTTGCGCGCCATGTCGGAGGCCCAGCGTCGAGCCCAATCCGGCGCCAAGCGCAAGCGGGTCTGGTTGGCTGGGCGCCGAGCCGGCAAGAGCTACCTTGCTGCAATCTGGTTGCTCGGAGGCAAACCAGGGCAACGGTCAGCGTTCTGCGCACGCACGCTCAAGAGCGCCAAAGCCATCATCCTGGGCACATTCGCCGAGCTCAATGCGCACTTCGGGCTCGGGCTCGACATCCGAATCTCGACCGGGACCGTTACCGAGCCCAACGGGCACGTCATCCAGCTCTACGGGCTGCGCGACATGAGCCAGGCAGACCTCATCCGTGGCCAGAAATTTCGCCGCGTCGTCGTCGACGAGGCCGGCGCGTTTGACGATGATCTTCTCAAGTATTGCCTAGAAAGCGTCATCCACCCGACGCTGCTCGACTGGCGCGGAGACCTCGTGGTCAGTGGCACACCCGGACCAATCCCGAAGGGATATTACTACGATCTCAGCGGCAATCCCGGACTCGATGAGCCCGTCTGCGGCCGGCTGCAGACGCACCACTGGACGTATCGAGAAAACCCGCACGTGCCACACGATGATGTGCTCGAAGAGGCATTGGAGCTTTATGGTGCCACAGAGGCAAGCCCGACGTTCCGCCGCGAGTATCTGGCGATCTGGTGCGAGGACCTCGATGCCATCATCTACCGCTACCGCGGTGAGCAGTGGGCACCGGTGCCGGGTCCCGGCAAGACGGTGCTGGCTATCGATTTTGGCTCAGGCAAAGAGCGTGCTGACGCGACGACCTTCACCGTCTGGCGCCAACCGCACAACACGCGCACGCACGTGTTCTGTCTGCAGGCCATCGCCAAGGATGAGATTGAGCTGCCCGAGACAGCGGCCATCGCGCGCCAGCTGCGCGAGAGATGGGCCGTCAACAAGATCGTCGCCGACGAGGGCGCGCTCGGCAGCGCCATCGCCAAGGCTCTGCGCGGCCAATACAAGCTGCCGATCGAGGCAGCGAAGAGGCAGGACAAGAAGGGCCGCATCCTGGCCGCGCGCGGCCGCCTGGACGCCGGCACGCTGCACCTGTGCGCTGAGGCCAAGCCGCTCGCTGACGAGTGGCTCTCGCTCTGCTGGGACGAGCATCGCCAGGACCATCATCCGCGTCAGGCCGACGATCTCAGTGACAGTGCACTCTACGGTCTCGAGGAGTTCAGCGGATGGGAGGCCGAGGGCGAGAAGCCCGTGGTCATCGGTTTGCAGGACCGCATTCGCGAGCGCGCCATGCGGCGCGCACAGCGCGGCGCGTCGTTCCGAATCGATTGACTGAACATGCTTGCATCACCCCTAAGGGTGATGGCGGCCTGCCCACTGACGATCCATTGTATCTGTGTGGTCGCGAGACGCGGCCCGAAAAGGCAACCAATGACGACAATCGAGACCCACCGGGCGAAGTAGCACAAGAAAGGCACCAACAATGATTGTTGCACACTCCTACCTAACCTGGGCCGGCGACCTCCGGGTCGCCATTGCCCACTCGCCTGCCGGGACCAAGGCCATTAACGGGATGCCCGGCACGCGCACCACGATGCTGGACGAGAGCGAGGCGCGTGAGCTGCTCACGCAGCTGCAGCGCGCTCTCGCGACCCCGCCTGAGTGCATCGATTGCGGCAGCACCGATCACACCGTGGATGACCCGCGGTGCCCCGCCAACCCCGAGGGATGATGGCGACCACGAGAGAAGACCACATGGGCATTCGCCAGATGACACAGCTGCTGCGCAGCGGCTATCCTCTGTCCCTGCGGCTGCAGCAAGCGATCGCTGAGCTCGTATCTGCTGCTGCACAGGCCGCGCGCCGCACAGGGTGGAAGCCGGCGAAGGAGAAAAAGTGATCCACCACGACCCCTGTCCGGAGTATCGCGCAATCCTGTGTGCTGAATGCGGCGACGAGGCGCTGGTGGTACACAGCAGCACACCCGCATCGTCCGTCGACGGGCGACGCCAACGCTGCGAGTCGTGTGGCACGGAGGGCAAAGTAGTGCTGCTCGACGATGAGGATGTTTCATTGATCAAACTGGAGTTCAGGGCAACATGAAAGATCAATCAGAGGCTCTCTCGCTGTTGCGCAAGCCGTTCCCACCGAATCAGGTCAGTAAGCTGCCAAAGGGCAAAGGCGTCGAGCTGGACTACGTCGGACACGCGGCTCTGACCGCGCGGCTGCTCGACGTCGACCCCCTTTGGACTTGGGAGCCGCTCGCGCTCACGCCCCAGGGACTGCCGCTGTTCGACGACATCGGCGGGCTCTGGATTAGACTCACCGTCTGCGGCATGACCCGGCTCGGGTATGGGCATGCCCCGTCCACCAAATCAGGCGGGGACCGCATCAAAGAGATCATCGGCGACGCTCTCAGAAACGCCGCGATGCGATTCGGCGCCGCTCTCGACCTGTGGCACAAGGGCGGCGATCTCAACGGCGACGATGACATCGAGCGCGATGCCATCCAGAACGAGGGCAAGAGCGCCCCGCCGCCAGGCGCGCAGGCTCGCTTCGGCGAGCTCGCCGCGATGTTCCGCGGCGCTAAGAACGAAGGCGAGGTCAAAGAGATTGAGGCCATGGCAAAGGCTGAATGGGCAGATCTGCGCGACCTGCCCGGGGCAAGGGAAGGCCTCGCCGGCGCACGCAACGCCGCGCTGAAGAGGCTGTCGTGACCATCACCCTCTACGACCTTTCCGCCGAATTCTGGCGCAACGCACTCGGCGGGAAGAACCCCATCCAGGGATACGAGCTCACGCTCGACCGCCTGCGCGACATGAGCGGGCGAGTCGTCGTCTGCTGCGACTCACCACGGAGCGAGAGACGAGAGAAGGTCTCGTCATACAAAGCCAACCGTCCACCGAAACCACCTGAAGCAGTCGATGCGCTGCGCGCCGTCGAACAGCGCATCAGCGACCGCGGCATCCCAATCGCAGTGGTCGACGGATGGGAGGCGGACGACGTCATCGCGACCCTATGCGCGCAGGCGTGGCCAGAGGATGTGCACGTCACCGGGGCCGAGAAGGACTACTACGTGCTGCTCGACAGCGACCACGTCACGCTCTACGGGCCGCGGGGGCGCGTCGTGGCGGGTGATTGTAAGTTAAAATTTGGCGTGCAGCCTCGCCAGATGACAGATTGGCTCGCGCTCGCGGGCGACACCGCCGACGGGGTGCCCGGGTGCCCCGGCGTCGGGCCCGGGCGAGCAACGGATCTCCTCGTTCGCTTCGGCACCATCGCTGCCATCAAAGCGGCGCCACGCACCGAGCTCGGACAGGTGCGCGGCATCGGAAAGAACACGGTGTTTTCGATCCAGGAATGGGACCCGACCGAGTCGCTCGACCTGGTCACACTGCGCAGCGACCTGCCGCTGAGACTGGTTGATTTGTTATGACAGGCACAATGAGATCGAAGTTGCGCAAGGCCGAGCGCCGTAGAGCCGTCTACCAGTACGCTCGGCACACGATGGGACTGTCAGTTGACGATGCGCGGGACGCAACGAAGAACGTCAGGCGATTCGTGGGTTCCTTCCCCGACCACGTGTTCCCTGACACGATCCTGCAATATTTGGTGAAAAGATGAAGCTACGCCCATACCAGGAGACCGCTGTCGCGGCGGTTCAGGCGGCGTGGGATGCCGGCAAGCTGTGCCCATTGCTCGTGGCACCCACTGGCGCCGGCAAAACCGAGATGAGCAAAGCGCTGCTCGCGCCATTCAGATCGCCATGCGTCATTGTTCACACCGACGTGCTCTTCGAGCAGACCGCACGTCGCATCCCCAAGGCGCGCGTCTACACCGTGCAGAGCCTCGTCGCCGAGGGCCAGCCCGGCGACATGCGGCGCGCTGGGCTCGCGCGCCACGACGCATGCTTTATCGACGAGGCGCACCACATCGCGAGTGACTCGTGGCGCCGAGCGCTGCCATATCTCGATCACATGAGCAGGTTCGGCGCGACCGCGACTCCCAAGCGTGCCGATGGCACCCCGCTCGGCGACATCTTCGATGAGCTCGTGGTCGCGGCCAAATACAGCGAACTCGTGGCCCAAGGCTACCTCGTCAGGTGCGACGTGTGGAGTCCCGACATCGGGCGCAAGCGCCAGAAGCGAGAGAAAGTGCGCCCCGACGGCGTCGCCGCGTATTTGGAACACGGCAGACACGCTGACGGCTCGTGGCGACCTGGGATTCACTTTGAGCTCACGATCGATGCGTGCGAATCAGCGGACGCGCGATATCGCGAGGCAGGGTTGCGCAGCGCCGTTGTCTGCAAAGACACGTGCGCCCGTGAGCGCCGGCGCGTCTTTGATGCCTATTCCGCGGGCGATTTGGACATGCTCTGCTCACCGACCGCGCTCGCCGAGGGGTTCGATTCGCCACGTGCCGAGGTCTGCGTGCTCCGCCGCAGCTGCGACCACGTCGGTGACTGGATCCAGCGCGTTGGGCGCGTGCTGCGCCCGGCACCGGGCAAAAACCGAGCGCTGCTCATCGATTGCTGTGACACGCGGAGCAAGCACGGACTACCAACGGATGACCGGAGCTACTACCTGCATGGCGCGGGCATCGAGGCCGAGCAGCCGCCGGATGTTGAGCAGCCGGAACAGCCAGAAGAGACAGATGAACAGCAGCGCATCCGGCTGGCATACGAGGCGGTCGAGGCTCGGTACACCATCATCCGTGACACGCTGCTCGCCCGGTATCGCGCGCTCGTTCAGGAGGCAGATGAGCTCGGATACAAGCCGGGATGGGCGTTTCATCGATTCCAAGAGCAGACAGGCGTCGAGATGCCGCACGCATTTGCGGCCAAATTCAAGAGCGTCTGCAGGGCGTGCAACAAGCGGCTCAACGTTGGCGATGGCATCTTTTGGATCGGTCCTTCCCACGTCGAGCATCAGGAGTGTTGGATACGTCGACTCGATGGCGAGCGACTCGATGGCGTCGAAGCGGCGCTAGAAGCAGGTGGACAATGACATTCGATTCGCCGCGCGCGCTCCAGCAAGGGGGCCGCGCGATGACGCTAGAGCTCTGTCCCATGACGTTGAGGGAGGCGCGCGCCTTCGTCGATAGACTGCATCGGCATCACCCCGCACCGCAGGGCGGCCTGTTCGCGATCGGGTGCGCTCGCGGCGTCCGTCGCGAGCGTGTACGTGATGAGCCGTCGGTATCCCAGATCGCTGTCGAGCAGGTACGGCGCTGGGGCGGCGTGCTCGAGCACCCCGAGGGTTCCGTGCTCTGGCTCGCTGCGCGCCTGCCCTTGCCCGGTGGTCTGCCCGACGAGCACGGTGGGTGGAGCATCGAGGTGGACCAGGTCTCCTGGGGTCATCGCGCGCGCAAGCGGACGTGGCTCTACGTCGTCGGGGTTCGCCCATCCGACATCGTGATCCTGCGCGGTGGCACGCCGACCCATCGCATCGCGGTCGATCGGCGCAAGCCGAACCGGAGCGGACTGAAAGAGCTCTCGGCGCAGGGCCGTCGGCGCACGCCTCGGGCGTTCGCTGAGTTCCTTGTCGCTATTGCGAGGGGGTGCCGCCGTGTCGACTGAACGCATTTGGCTGCTCGTCAACAAGCGACGCGCAGCCCGCGGCCGAGAGCCTGTCAGCCTGAGTCACGTGCAGCGCGTCATACGACTCGTGTTCGAGTCGCCGGCTCGATCGACACAAAGGCACGCCGCTTTCTCGCAGCCACCGACTCTGCCGATGCCTCATCAGCGATGGGACACGACCGCGCCAAACGGCGGGCGCCCGCCGTACAAGCGCGACAATCGGCGTTGACTCGCTTGTTGCACGGTGCCACGATGGCTTCGCGTTGCTCATGCGCCCGCCCGGCTAACCACCGGGCGGCTCTCCTTCTGCTGTGGTGGCAGTTGGATTGTAATGGGTCGGAACGGAGATGATTCATGGCTGACATGTCCCGCAATCATATTGCGGCGCTGGGCTATGCCGAACAGTGCGGTTTGCCTGTGTTCCCGCTTGCGCCTCGCAGCAAGCGACCGATGTGCGCTCACGGTGAGAACGATGGCACGACAGATTTGGTCCAGATAGACGACTGGTGGGGCACCGAGCCCGATGCCGGCATTGGATGCGCTCTTCGGTTCACGCCTTGGTTTGTTGTCGACGTTGACGCGCGCGCCCGCGGCGACGAGTGGATGGCGGCCCAAATTGGACTCGACCCGATGCCAACACCGCTCATCTGTGAGACTGGATCCGGGTGGCCCAGTGCGCATTATTGGTTTCGGCGCAGCGAACGGCTCATGCAGATCAACGCCAAAAACGTTGCGCATGCGAGCGGCGTCGACCTCAAGGGTTTGCCCTATGGCTACGTCATTCTGCCGCCGACGAGGCACCCGGACACTGGGCGCGAGTATGCGTGGTGGGACGGGTGCGATCCGGTCGATGCCTATCCGAGCGATCCGCCGAACTGGCTTGAGGACAGAATCCTCGGAATGGCCACCGTGATAGACCACTCGCGTCCGCCGGCGCTCGACATGGGTCTGACGTTTCCGCGCGCCCTGGAACTCATAGAGAACGGATGGGCCATCGGTGAGCAGGTGGGCGTCGGCAAGTGGATTGTCGCGTGCCCGAATGCCGCGCAGCACACGAGCAAGCCAGGCAGGCGCGACTCTAGCACCGTGCTGTTTGCCCCGAGCAGACCCGGTGGGCATGGACGCGTCTGGTGCTCTCACGCCCATTGCGCGGGTGTCCGATGAGGCCGCCGCTTAGGGCCGTCGATGCCAAGTATCAGGGCATCAAGGCGGATCCGCTTGAACCCGAGACCGGCACCGACGAATGGGAGACGTGGTGGCTACCTGACCCGGTGAAGGATTGGGTTGAGGCCGTTGCAGCCGCCTACGATGTGCCGTTCGTGATGCCAATCGCGGCAGCAATCTGCGCCGCGAGCCTACTCCTGCAAGGCAAAGCCAAGGTCAGGATCGCTGGGCAATGGGAGGAGGAACTCAGCATCTATTGGATTCTTTTCGCGCCAACGGGCGCGCGCAAGTCACCGGTGATGCGGGCGGCGTTGGCTCCAATCCGCGCGATGCATCGCGCCCTCGAAGAGGAGATTGCTCCAGTCATTCGCGATCGCAGCAACGAAAAGGCTCGGCTCGAAGCGCAGATCTCGCGGATGCGGCGCGCAACGAAGGCACACAAGTACACCGATGGCGCGCAAGAGCATCTGCAACAGTTGCGAGAGCTCGAACACGAACTCGGAGAGATCAATGTCCCGAAAGTGCCCGAATGGCTGCACACCGACTGCAACCCAACCGTCATCCCGCGGCTGATGGCGCACAACCTCGAAGCCGAGGGCGTGGCGCGCATCGCGATATGCGACTCCGAGGGCACGTTCCTTGCCAATTTGCTCGGACGCCACAGCGGCAACCTGAATGCTGACCCGTTGCTCGCCGGCTACACGGGCGAGCCCATCGAGATGACGCGGATGGTGCACGGCAGCAAAGACGTGGCCAAGTACCGCCTACCTTCGGCCCACGCAACACTATGCGTAATGGTCCAACCGCATTACCTTGACAAGATCCGCGCCAACCCAGAACTGGCAGACAACGGATTCGTCGGGCGCTGCATCATGTCACACGTCGGCACGGTGGGAGATCCGCGGCTCAACGCCCCCCCCATTCCAGATGCCGTTTCCGCCGCCTACGCGGCGTGGCTGGCGCGTTTTGCCGCCGTCCCCGCAGGAACGGTCTGGGATATACCGAGCGAGCTGCACAGCGACCTGGAGAGGTTACTGGAGGTCGTCAGAGACGATGGGCAACTGTCACAGGATGCGGCAGGGTGGCGAATACGCTGTGTCGGTAGAATCTGCAGGATTATCGCCATCTTGTGCCTTACTGGCGAACTGTCACACTGTCACGTGTCCGGCCCGGGGGGCCGCGCGTACGAGGGTATTGGTAAAATCTTATCTTATTTAATTACTCCCCTATATTTACGCGGTGTTAGACACGCCCAGGCCGTCGAGCCTGCCCGCCGCACCCTCCCCTCCCACGCGCGGCGCCTTGGGGCCTGGCTGCGACGGTGTGACAGTTCGCCAGGATCTCACGTCACGTTGCGTCAGGCATGCAGAGCGCTGCATTGCACGCGCGACGATGCCCTCGGCGCGCTCGATCTGCTGGTTGAGCACGGCTACCTCGCGATGATCGACGAGAAGCGGCGTCACAACCAGACGCTCAGCGTCACGTACGCGGTTCTGGCTATTCCCGGAGAATCTGACTGACCATTATCAGTGGACAACGGATGGTTGACGTGGCAAGGTGTCCGGGATGACCAACACCACTCACATCGAATCGCTCCGAAAGCACATCTCCGAGGGCACGCTCATCCGTGGCGCCTGGACTGGCACCGATGCACAGGGACGCCATACTGCGTGCTTGCTCGCTGCCCTGGCCCCCCGGTGCGGCGTCGAACAGAACTCCTACTGGTGCCCAGCCAACGTCATGCCGAAATGGCTCGCGCACTTGACGCCGTACATCGACGACAACGGGTCGCTCGAGGCGTGGCCCGCAATGGTGGAGCGCTTCGCTTCTCTCGCCGCGCGCTGGCACGTGCTCGACGAGCCCGCTTGGCAGCGCGTGAAATTCGCTTGGCTCGGAGCGGTCGTGCGCGAGGCCGCTGCCCACACGACCGACGGTAACGCCAAAGCCATCTGCGAACGAGTGGCAGCGCTCTGTGATGGTGTCGTGGCCACAGGCATCGTCGATGAGTCCTCGTTCGATTCAGCACGGCTTGATGCGTTGACGGCGGCGGCCGGCTCGGCGTCGTCGTCGGCGTTGGCGGCGGCGGCGGCCGGCTCGGCGTCGTCGGCGGCGTTGGCGGCGGCGGCGGCGGGGGAGGCGTCGTCGGCGGCGTTGGCGTCGTCGGCGGCGTTGGCGGCGCGGGCGGCGCGGTCGGCGGCGGCGTCGTCGTTGGCGGCGTCGGCGGCGTTGGCGGAGGCGGTCTGGGACCGGCTAACCACCGTGCTGTTTGACCGCATCGAGCAGGAGCTCGGATGATTGCGCTGGAGATCAAGCTAAGAGCAAAGCTCGCGTCCACGATTGAGCGGCATGGGGTCAACGATGTCCTGGCGTGGCTCGGATGTGACGAGCAGACGATGATGCGGGCGGCGATCGGCATCCCACTGAGGGACGGTGTCGCTAAACGTATCGCCAAGGTTGTGGGAGAATGGGAATGACTGAACATGACAACGGCGGCGGAGCTGCGAGCGGCCTCCCGAGCGAGCGTGTGAGACCAGAATGCTCGCACGTGTTCCGCGACAGTGCGTTATGCATGCACTGCGGAATCCCTGAGCTGGTACCGCTGCGACGCGAGCGCAACGAGGGACTCAAGCTTCTTTCGGAGCTACGCGCCGAGCCCGGTGCGGCAAGCGTCGAGCTGAAACAAGCGAGCGAATGCGCTGCGGCGCTGTCATTGGCCGTCGAAGGCCACAAGGCGCGCGCCGAGAAGTACGAAGCCAAGCTCGCCGCCGCGAACGCGCTGCTGGCTCAGTGCCTGCGCGACCTGGAGACGGACCCACACGCCGAGGAATACTACGCTGGCCTGATTGATGGCCTGCGGGGACACCTCGCCGGGCTGGCCGCTGCCGGTGAGCACCCGTCAGAGCCATCAACCGACACCCTGCGGCATCAGGCCGAATACTGGCGCAACGAAGCGCTCGCAGGTAACGCGCTTCTGAAGCGGTGGAGCAATTTCGATTTCGATTGCCCGGACGAATACAACCAGGAGACCGGCGAGGAAGAGGAAGATGGCTGGGCACTCGGGAAGCTTTATGAAGACACGGCAGCTCACCTCGCCGGGCAGCCGCGGTGCGCGTGCACTCACGACAGTTCATGCCCGGTGCATCGCAACTGCGCCGGATGCGGTGCCACTCCTGAAGACTGCGCAGTTCGCAACGCACCGCTGAAGTGCTGCCCTGACTGCGACCACGGGCCGTTGAATCAGTGCCCGCTGTGCGAGGGTACGGGCGTGTGCGAGGCAACGCAGCCGCCGAAAGATGGGGTTCTTCGCTGCGGCGCATGCACAGCTGGCAAGCCAGAAGACTGCAGCGGGTGGTGCGGCAAGGCGTCCACCTCGGAGTGGTTCGTTGAGCATCTGGCCACGCGCATCAAGGCAGGCTGGGACAATGCATTAAATCGCATCGCCGCCGAGCAAACGGTGCTGGATGCCGTCAAAGACTGGGTGGACCGCAAGGTCGCGGCGGGGCACGTTCGTAGAGCCGAGCTCGCGCGCCGGGAGGTCAAGTGAGCGTCACTCGCACGTACATGTGTATCACGCACGGAGTCGTGTTCGAGGCCGAGCAACGCATCAGCGATCCACCGCTCACGCAGTGCAGCCATTGCACGCTGCCCAAGTGCGCGCCGAAGCGACTCATCAATCTCGGACCCGAGCCACACTTAATCTCGGGCCCGACTGGTGGATGGTCAGAGACAGGCTACAGTAAGCGACCACACGAAAGGCGCGCCGAGGCGAAACTCGGCCGCAGGCTTATCAAATCGGAGAAGTGATGTCAGAAGAAACTACGGGTCAGAAACCCAAGCGCGTGCGTACCAAAGACGAGTCAGCCATCGCCCATGCGAAGGTCGCGGCGACAACGCTTCGCTATTTCGATGCCAAAAAAGGCAAGTGTCTACTGGACATCGATCGGCTCAAGGCGAAGGTCGTTGCCCAGGACGAGGAGCGTGCCAAGTATGTCCTGACGCTCGGCGACGATGTTGTTGCCATCCTGAAGGCTGGGGGTGTGCTGTGAGCGGGAACCCGCACATCTCGACGGACAAGCTGTTGCGCGCGCGACTCATCGCGAGCGGGCGGCTGCGGCCAAATCACAACGAGTTCGACCCGATCCAGCTGCCACCCGGCACAGTCGTCTTTCGCGTTGAGCCAGAGGTGATCCAATGAAACTGAGCCGGTACACAGACACAGCGCCAGTCGATTACATGATCGCGTCGCCAGACGGCGAATGGGTCCCGGCGTCAGAGGCGCTTGCGGTCGCATTCGTAAGAGCCAAGGAGCAGTCGAAATGATGGTCCTGACAATCGGCGGCCGGCTCGGCGCAGACCCGACGGTAGGCAACGCCAACGGCACTCCCGTGATCAACATGAGCGTAGCGTGCGACGGCTGGGACCCCAAGGCGCGGGAGAAGATCACGACCTGGGTCCGAGTTGCGTTCTTCGGGACGCGCGCAGAAAAGCTGTCAGAGTATCTGAGCAAGGGCTCGTCGGTTATGTGCACGGGAGAAGCACGGCTCTCCGAATACAAGGGCAAGCAGTACATCGAGCTCACGGCATCATCGGTGATGATGATGGGGTCCAAGCCGAGCAGCAGCAGCGAGCCCAAGCGGGAAAAGCGAGAGCAGCGCTCGACTTCGAGCGATGACGACCTCCCGTTCTGAGAAGATCCAGGCCGCGCGCTGAGAGCGGACCACGGCATTGGCCACGAAAACGGTATAGCGCGCGCGAATCGTGGCCCCCAAGCTGCTATGGTGATAGGGTGAGCGTGACATCCAATAGGCAGCAATCACGCCCATTCGGGGGCCCTGATCTGGGCGTCATCGGGCTCGCGTGGGATAAGACCCGCGGGAGACCAAACGACTGGTTGCCCCAGCGCCCGATGTCGCCCGGAGCAAGGCCAACGAATGGGAGTGAAGCATGGGTGACGGCACCGAGTTCACCAGTCGCAAGGGCTGGCCCGACGGCACCCATGGCGTGCAGCCCGACGGGCGTTGGAATTTCATTCACTCGCACGTCAGCAATCGAAAGCTGCGCCGAGCCGAGAAGGCCAAAAATCGGCACGATACCGGGGCACAAGGCCAACGAATGAGCAAGCAAGAGGAACTGCTGGCAGCATCGCTCGCTGCGCGTGCGCTGCCAGGAATCGAGATGGTGCGCGAGCACCGCTTTCACCCGAGCCGAAAGTGGCGCTTCGATTTCGCGTGGCCGTCGATAAAGCTCGCGGTGGAGCTCGATGGTCGCGGTCGGCACCAGACCGTGAAGGGCGCGCGCGACGACTGCGCCAAGCACAACGCAGCCGTGCTGCTCGGGTGGCGCGTGCTGCGCTATCCAGCCACGGACATTGCGGACGTGGATTCGTGGGTGGATGAGATTCTCGCTGCCATGTTCGATGGTGCTTGACACTCGCCACCGATCGTGGTTGTCTACTCGCGACCGTAGTAGCCCCACGGTCCGCTCTCCGGCGTAACCGGCAGTAGCGCGGCGCGGCGTAATGCGTAGCGGGTCAACGACCCAGAACTACGCGGAGCGCCAAAATGGGCACCTTTGAGAACAAGTTCCTCAAGAAGCAATTCGCATCGCCTGGCAAACTTCAGGCAATCGGCGACCGTGCGGCACCATTCGCCGCGCTGTGCAGCAAGCCCGTCCAAGGGGGCGCGAGCGTCGCTGAGCCGGTCATCATCAGCGGCCTCAAGGCGCTGAGCTACACGGTTGCGGGGGCCAAGGCGGTCTCGGACCAGGACGACCACGGCGCGAGCGATTACGACGAGTTCAACTCGACGTTCGGGCAGTATTTCGGACACGCGCGCATCACGAGCCGCGCGGTCGCGGGCGGCAAGACGAACGCGGCGGCGTACCTGCGGCAGCTCTCCGAGATCCTGGGGACGAGCGTCGGCTCGTTTATGAGCGTCGGCGAGCGTAAGTTGCTGGGACCCATCGGGGGCGCCATTGGGCGAATCAGCAACGTCACCATCGGTGCCGACGGCGAGATGAGCCTGACGATCGATGGCGATGCGCAGAACTTCGCCGCGGGCATGATTCTGCAGGCTGCGAGCGCTGACGGATCGAGCGCAAGCATCACGGCGCGCGCTGGACTCGGTTACCCCTACGCTGTGTTCGTCGACGGTGATTCCAACGGCGCCCACATCCACGTTGCCACGAGCACCGCAAACGCGACGGCAAAGACCGCCGGCACACCGAGTGAGTGGGCCAACAACGATTACCTGTTCCGCAACGGCGACGTCGCGAGCTCGACCGACTTGAGCGACAAGCAGGTCAGGTCGATCCAGGCGTGGATTACGCTCGCGGCAGCGACGAACACGTATAACGCGGTTGACCGCTCGCGCGACTCGCGTCTCAGTGGCTTCCGGCTGAGCTCGAGTGCCGTTGCCGGCATGAGCATCCTCGATCGGATGCAGCTGCTCGCGACGGCTGGGCGCCATCAGTGCGGCGCCACGGAGGCAACCCTCTTCGTTGTCGGGCCTCAGACTGGCCGCCAGCTCGCGCAGGAGATGCAGAGCTATGGCCAGATCCAGTTCTCGGAGAACACGAGGGTCGGGATCAAGATGATGCAGGTCATCGGCGAGAACGGCGCATCTGACGTGCTCGTCAGCCCGAGCTGCCAAGAGTCCGACATCTGGTTGTTCACCGAGAGCACGCTCAAGATCTACAACTACGATGGGTTCCCGGCGTTGGATGATGCCGATGGCAACGAAATCCTCAAGCAGGAAGGCGCCGCCGGCTACTTCATCCGATTCCACGCATTCAACTGCGTCACGGTGTCGGGCCGTCCGCATCATAATGGTCGTTGCCCCTCGGGCAACTGATGAGTCTGGCGGGTATCCCGGGCTGGATCCGGGGACCCGCCGCCAACTCCGATGAAGCCGGATACGTCCCGGCAGAGGCGAGGTAATCAATGCTCAGAGGATTGTTTCCGAGGTTGTTTTCGCAATTCCGCGAGGGCGGCCTCATCGTTGGCCAGTTCTTGGTCAGCGGCTCCGGCGCCACGTTGACGCCGACTGCGAATTGCTACAGCGGGCTCACCGCGTCCGGCGACACCGGCCAATACATCGTGACGCTCGCAGGCGGCGCGCGGCAGATTGTCGTCGTGGCTGCGCACGCCTCGCTCGTCGATGAGGACGACAACGTCGGCGACGGGCGCGTCGTGAGTGTCAACGAGGAGGATGGTATCAGCGCGAGCGCTGGCACCATCCCGCTCTCGGTCGCCAGCATGGCCAGCACCGTGGACGAGGCCGACCTGCCCGATGGCAGCGTTCTAACCATCACCCTGTTGGTAAACAAGTGAGGATGAGATGGCCACATTCGCAGTAACGCGCACTACAAACAACTGGACCGTCCTACCCAAGGATTCGCCTCAGCGGATCTCGGAGGCGGTATGGCCAACTGGCGGCTTCAGCGGGCTCGCGTCACAGCAAGGCTTGCTTGGCCAGCCCGATTTCATCGTGTACGGCACGACCGACACGAACACGGCCGACTCTGACGCGATCAACCTCAGCGACATGGGAGTAAATTTCCCAGCGGACACGCTGCGAGAGATCGTGGTCGTCGCGTATGCCGCCGATGGCTCCGCGGCGTGCAAGCGCACCGCGGCGGCCCTCGTTATTGGTGGCACGACGCCTTCGTTTGGCGGCGAGGCGCAAGAGGTGGCGTCTGTTGGCGCGGCGACGTCTGACTCTGTCTCCGTGGCCAGCTACGGAGACGCGCCCGTTGTCACTATTGACTTCGAGGTCGTAAACAACGAGGTCATTGTCGAGGCAGTCGGCGAATCTGGCGATGCGGTGACGTGGGTCATCGAAGTCTACGTGGGTCGTCTCATTCCGATGACTCTGGTGTGACGCATGGATCCAGAGACCCTTGCGCAGGCATTCGACCTTCCGGCGCCCCCCGAAGAGGCGCCGGACGATGACGAGGCCATCGAGGCAGATGAGGCCGACCTCGATGCTGACGTGGCCATGGCATTCGACACGAGCGCGTCGCCCGAGGATCGGCGCGAGGCGTTCGTACGCGCGGTGAAGGCCGCAATGAAAGGCTGGGGCAGTGGAATGGTCAAAACTCATCGAGGGCGCGCTCACGACGAGTCCCATGGCGCTCGTTCTGGGGTTCGCGGTGTGGAGACTGTGGCAGAAACTAGAGGCGAAGGACGCGGAGATCCAGCGCTTGAACGAGGCGAGAGCGAAGGACCTGTTGAGTATCTCGCACGGATCGGGCGACGGCTGAACGTGGCGCCGCGGGCCGTGCGCGCGTCCCGCGCTCGGCAGCTGCTCGCGCTGCTCGGGGCGTCCCTGATAGCAGGGTGTGCATCGCTTGGCCAGCTCGCGCCCAAGGCCCAGCAGGCGGCAGAGACGCTCGACTGCTACGTCGCGGTGATCAGCCCGTACGTGGGCGATGCGCTCGACGCCACCGAGCTCATCCGCGATGCCATCCGTGGCCGAGCCGACCTCGCGCGCGCGCTGGTGATGCTCGGCGCGACCGCAGCCGATATCGCGGCCATTGACGACGCGATGACGGCATGCCGGCCTGGCTCCGCGCCTGCGTCGCCTGAGATGGCGATGGTCGAATGAGCATCGCTCGCCTGCTCTACGAGCTCGGTCACGAGGTGGTCGTGGAGTGGCTGCGCGGTCGTCGCGAGGCGAAGACTGCGCGCGCGTGGGCGGCGGGTCCGGCGGCCATCCGCGGCTGCCCGCGCTGCCGCGCGATCGCGTACACGCCGGGGCTCACGGTGTGCCCCAAGTGCGGGGCGGCGCTGTGAGCGCGATCATCGTCGCTGTCGCCGGCGTGCTCGTGTTGACCGCGGCTCTCATCGCCCTGGTCTACGTGTCTGAGGCGCGGCTCCGTCATGTCGTGGTTGAGCAGCGGCGTATCCACCGGCAGCAAGCCAACATCGTAGCGATGCTGCTTCGAGCTGGTTTCCGCCCACCGAGCCAGCGCGACTGGGGAGACAGCGGGCATTGGACCCAGGTGCGGCAGGCGGACCCGGATGATGCGAGGCGCCAGTAGCGTAGCGCCGCATCGCCCGCGGTCCACCGCGAATCCACTAGAGATCCAGTCTGGCGCGAGGCGTGCACTATGCCCGCGCCATGAACCAAGCCCAAAAACAGTTACAGGATCACTTCGATACCCTGCAGGCGATGATTTCGGACCTGAAGGCCAAGATTGAGGCGCGTCAGGTCACGCCATTGCGGGTGGCCCCGCCGCCGCCCGAGGAGCGCTTAGACCGTGTCCGTCGCCTGTTGTCGGGTGCGGGGTCCGTGACGGCGTCCGAGGTCCAACTCGACCTCGGCGTGAGGCACTCGACGGCGATGCGCGCCATCCGCGACCTGGCTCGCGCCCAGGAAGGGATCATGGTGTTGGAACCGACGGGTCCCACCTTCCGGGTGCGCCTGTGGCATCCGGATCGGGTGATTCTCGACGCGCCAACGCACTGATGGTAGCGTGCCAGGGATGGCATTCTCCCTGGCACTCTCCGATGCGCGCACCGAGGTCGTCCACCTCGCCGGCATTGATGGGCAGACGGGCGCGAGCGGGCGGCACAGCCCGACGCGCCTCAACGCCGTCCTGAATCGCTGCTACCGCGAGCTGCTCGCGCGCGCTGGGCAGCTCGGCATCGACCACGGGCGACAGGCGGCGACGGGCACGCTCGGGTCAGCGGTGAGCGGCGAGGACTTTATCGACTTGCCGATTCCGTCGTCATCGGCTGACGTCATCGGGGTCGATGTCCTCGATGGCGACACCTGGTCCGAGCTCGATCCAATCGTCTGGCATCAGCGGCGCGACGTGAAGTGCCGGGTCGATCCCCCGCACGGAACGGGATGGTGGACGTTGCGCAACGGGCCCTCGGTGAGCGGATCGACCTTGACCCAGGGCTCGCTCGCCATATTCCCGACGCGCCTCGCCGGATACAGCTACACGCTCTACAGCGTGAAGCAGTGGCCCGGCATCAGCTCGGACACGGACGTCTTCCTGCTCCACGACGGATGGGACCAGTGGCTCATCAATCGCGCGGTGATGCAGGTAGCTCAGCGCGACACCAACAAGCGTGGCAACTGGGACACGGCGAATGCGGCATGGGTCAACGCTGACGCGATCCTGATGAGCCAGGCGCGCAGACTGCAACGGTCTGGAGTCATTGTGCCGACGGCGTATCGCGGGGTGGCGCTGTGAGCCTAGGAAAGCTTTCGCTCGAACGGCTGGCGACGTGCCATCCGGAGCTGCAGACGCTTATCGTCACCGTCGCGAAGGGCATCGACGATGGCGACCTCGCCTACGCCGGCATCCGTGACATGACCGTGCTCTGTGGGCATCGCCGGCAGGCTGAGCAGGACGCTGCCGTGGCCCGTGGCGCGAGCAAGACGCCCTGGCCGCGCAGCAAGCACAACCGCAGCCCCAGCGACGCGGTGGACGTCGCGCCATACCCGATCAACTGGAACGACACACACGCGTTCGACGTGCTGCACGCCTACGTGGCCGGCGTGGCGCATGCCCAGGGCATCGACCTGTTCGACATCGACTGGGATCGCCCACACATCCAAAGGAACGTGCCCTGATGCCGCGCAAGGTCAGCATCCCATTCGCATTCGGGCGCACTGATCGAGTCGAGCCCAAGCATGCGCCATTCGGCGTGTTGCGCTCGGCGACCAATCTGCGTGTGCAGAAGGACGGGCGCCTCGTTTCGCGGACGGGTTACCAGGCGCTCACGATGGGCGACGTGGTCGCTTACGACCTGCATGAGTTTGGCTCTGGTAGACTCTGTGCACTCGCTGCCGAGCAGGGCGAGGGATTCCCTGTTGACTTGTACGAGCACACTGGCATCCCGAGCGCTGCTCCGTGGCGCGCGTCGGCGCAGGCGACGGACGGCGTCATTCGTCCGGCGCTGACGCCATTCACTGCGCCGCGCGAGGTGTGCGGTGTGCCGCAGCCATCCGGGGGCGTGGCGAGCGTCGATTGCGCTGCGGGGGCCGGCTACGTCGCCACGGTGTACAATGGCGACCGCCTACAGGTCGTGCGCGCGTCAGACGACCAGGTCATTCGCGCCGCTGACCTGGCCATGTCTGGCGCGCGCATCTGCTTCAGCGTCGACCGCTTTTACATCCTGTGCCTCAACAGCTCGAACGATCTCATCCTCATGAGCTACGTGCCGAGCACTGACACGCTCGACACCAGCCTCGGCACGGTCGAGAGCGGAGGCAAAGGCAAGCGGTTTGACATCGAGGCCGTGGGCAACCCTACCAACTCACACGTCATCCTCATCTACCATGAGGTAGATGCCGGCGCGAATGACGTGCTGATCAAGCGCTACGACTCGACCGGCACACAACAGGGGTCAACCATCACCATCTCCGTGTCCGGCGAGACCGCCAACGCCAATTGCGCGATCGAGGCGGACGATGCTGACGAAACAATCAACTCGGTCATCCGAGACAGCAGCAGCGCCGGAGCAACATCGCTGCGCACGCATGACCTCGACGGCAACTTGCTTAATGGTCCAACAGCGGTAACCGACGGCAACTATCACACCATCTGTCGATTGCCTGCGCGCACCGGCTGGAATGAGCACGTTGCGATCGTGAGCACGGACGCCACGTCGACGCCTGATGTGACGGTGCAGTGGGTCGACATCGACGCGCACACGACCACGGCCACGAGGGTCGTGGCCAATGCCGCGCAGCGCACGGCCGCAATCCCAGCATCGGCCGAGGGACAGCCGAGCGGCGTCGTGTTTGGCGGTTTCGTCGAAGGCAGCGGCGACGACTCCACCAACGCGCTCTGGTATGTCAGTACGAGCATGATCCACATGGTGGCGCGCGACCTGAGGAACAGCGCCGAAGGGGCAACCTCGCCCCTTTCTCCGCTCGGGCTGTCGCTCGATGATTCGACGGGCCGCCTCGCGTGGGCGTCGCTATACAAGACGAGCATCGCTGCGCAGAACAAGAGCGGCGCCGCCGTTTTCACAGAGAGTTTCAGCGTCACGACGCTTGCGCTCAACTCAGCGGAGCGCCGGCAAGCGACGATGGCAGGCGGGCAACTATATCTCGCGGGCGGGCCCGTTCAGGTCTATGACGGGCGCATCCTGACCGAGTGCCAGTTCCTCGAGGTTCCGCGCATCATCTCGATCACCGCGGACACGAGCGGCTCTCTCACGGCTGAGGCTGATTACTCCTACGTGCTCGTGTTTGAGTACGCGCTACCTGATGGCACATTCGTTCGCTCGCCTCCGAGCCTTTCGTTTGCTTTCTCGACGGGTGCCGGCGAGGACGAGGCGGTCATCACGTTCCAGGGCCCGCATACGTCGCGCGTTTCGCTTGGCGATGCGCTTCTCGGGTCACAGGTCACGGCTGTCCTGTATCGCACGGTCTGGGATGCGACCACCAGCACGCAGAGCAGCACGTTCCACGAGGTTTTGCGCGTCGAATGCCCGTCGCAGCTCACTGATTATGGCGACGACATCGTCGAGGACGATGGGCTATCGGACACGTCGGCGGCGACGCGCGCCGTGCTCTATACGCAGGACGGCCCAGTCGAAGACAACGCGCCCGAGATGGCCACATATGTCAGCGGGTCATCGTCGCGACTCACGGTCGCTGGGCTCGCCCGATCCGCAGAGGTTCAGGAGAGCAAAGAACAAGCAATCGACCAGGGCGTCGCATTCAGCGGGCTTTCCTCGTTTTTTACCCGTTGTCCCGAGCCGGTCGTGGGAGTGGTCAGCCTGGACGGCATCCGGCTCGTGATGAGCCGTTCTGACATTTACGGCATCCAGGGCGAGGGCCCCGCCGACGATGGGTCTGGCGCGTTGCCCCCTCCCGTCACCCTTGGTAGCCCGAGCGGGCTCCGAGATTGGCGTAGCCTGCTCGTGGCCCCGGATGGGGTTTGGGCTCAATTCGATGACAGCAAGCTCTACCGCATCCCGCGCGCGGGCGCGGCGCCTGAGTGGCTCGGCATCGACGTGCAAGACACGCTCGCGGCGTACCCGGTCATTACCGGCGCGGCGCGATGCAGGCAGGATGACACCATCGTTTTCGCCTGCCAGACCACAGGCGGCACGGATGGTCGCATGGTGCTCAGGAGCCTGCGCACCGGCATCTGGCTGGAGGACGATCCGCCGCTCGGGACGGGTGCTGGGATTGAGGCCCTGTCGAGTTTCGGCGACCGCGTCGCGTACGTTTCGGGCGGCGCGGTGTACGCGCAGAGCGAGAGCGGGCACACGGACGGCGCAAGCTCGGTCATCGTCACCGAGTGGCAGACGGAACCAATCTATCCGTTTGAGGTCGGTGGCAACGGGCACATCCATGACCTGCAAGTCACCGGTGAATTTCGATCAGCTGGCACGCTCGCGCTGCGCGTGAGCTATGACGATGGCGTGAGCTTTGAATCGCACGATAGCTTTGCGTTGACCGGCACGGCTGGAGACACGATCAAGCGCCGATGGGCACTACGACGCTCGGATATCCAGAGCATCGTGGCCGAGCTGACGTACACGCCGGACTCTCCGGGTGAGGGCCTGGTGCTGACGCAGATGACTCTGCTCGTGGACCCGAGCCAAGGTCTCGAGGATCTCGACCCAGGAGAGATGGGGAGCTGATGGCCAAAGATCGCCTCGTAATCCCCGGCATCCCGAGTGATGCCGCGCGCGCAATCATCGAGCGGCTGCGGGCGGCCGAAGAGCGGCTGGCGCTGCTCGAGCGCAAGGGCGGGCGGCCCGGCGTCGTCACGTCGGATACGGCGGCGAAAGTCGGCGAGCTGCTCAACATCGAGGGCCCGAGCGGGTCGACCCTCACCGTCATTCTGCCCGAGTCGACGCCAGCGCTGCGCAATGGGCGCGTGACGCTCGCGTTTCGCAACAACAACCCGGTACGAGTCGTTGCCGTGCAAGGCACCGTGAACGGTGCAGCATTCGTGCTCAACGACCGCCCCGGCACCTACGACGCCGTCGCTGATGGACTAGGGGGCTGGGCTGTCCAGGTCGGAGTGTCCGATGCGGGTTCCGGTGCAGGCGGGGGTGGCGGCAGCGTAGAAACGGATCTTGCCGGCCTGTCCGTGCTCGGCCGCGCAGCGAGCACGGACGGCGCCATGGCTGCGATCACGGCGACGGCTGCGCGCCAGACACTCCGGGTCAACGATGCCGGAACGGCGCTGGAATGGGGCCACCCCGTAGAAATTCGAGACGATGGCTCCGACCTGGGCGATGTCTACGCCATCGACTTCGCCGGTGCGACCACCGTCGATGTGACGGATGGCGTTGCCACGATTGGTCCGCTCGTGGGCCCCACTGGGGCGACCGGCGCAGACGGGGCGGACGGCGCTGATGGTGCTCAGGGAGCTCAGGGCCCACAGGGCAGCGCCGGAGCGACGGGATCAACGGGCGCTACCGGACCCACCGGTCAATTCGGGGGAGCCATCTCGATCCCGATGACCTTCGACTCCACCACTACGGACAGCGACCCGGGCCAGGGCAAGGTCAGGCTCGACAACTCCGTGCAGTCGAGCGCGAGCACGATGCGTGTCGATGTGCTCGACGTCAACGGCGTCATCATCAGCAGCGCACTCAACCTCATGGGACTCAGCACGAGCACCGTGAAAGGCTACGTCCGTCTCGTTAGCACGGGCAGCGCTGGTAACGTGTTGGTGTGGCCCGTCTCTGCCGTCACCAATGCGAGCGGGTATTACAACATCGGCCTTGGCACCGTCGTTGAGGCCGCGCCAGACTCAACGCCGTTCGACGACGGCGACCCGATCATCCTGTGCTTCTCGCCCAATGGCGACAAGGGAGCGACCGGATCAACGGGTGCCACGGGTGACGACGGACCGCAAGGTCCACAAGGTGCCCAGGGTCCACAGGGCGTTCAAGGCGCTACGGGCGCGACCGGGGCCACTGGTAGCGATGCTGACCTCGAGTGGAGCGAGCGTGAAGAAACTGGGGCGGGCCCGTTCTCTCCACTCACACGTCCCAGCGAAGAGCAACACGTAATGCTCACCAACGGCGGCTCCGTGACTGTGAACGGGATGACCGCGGGTGACTATCGAGGGCAGTTGGCGGTCACCAGTTGTCAGAGCACGACAGCGACGTACGTCGATAACTCGAATTCCGTGAACGCCTCCGATAGATTCGCCATCACGAGAGACGCAGACATCATCTGTGGTGACGATGACTTTCTGCTTTGGGCGTGCCTAGACGATGCCGCTGGCGCAACGGACGCTCCCAGGTGGTGTCTGTTGAATCGCACGTTGCCGTTCGCTAACACGGCAGACAACGTTGAGGGCGACAAGTTTGCGCACGACGGATCCGAATGGGTGGTTACGCAGTCGGTCCGCAAGAGCCGGCGCATATGCGAATGGTGGGAAGACTTCGAGTGCGTCAACAGCACTAGCTCTACAGGGCCGCACCATTTCGGTAGCACGGTCTGGATAACGACCGCGCTGAGCACGGGAGGTTCTGTCGCATTCCTGACAGGCGAGGGCGGGCACCCAGGCATCTGTCGCATCTCGACGGACGGCGGGGATAACTCGGTTTATTGCATGCACCGAGGCGGCCCCAACGCTGACAGCGCCTGGATCATTGGAAGCGACATCAAGGAACTGAATGTTATTGCGCGCCTTAACACCGGTGGCAACACGGGCGCGTTCTTTATTGGTTTCAGCGAGGCAGTGCAGAGCCTGGCCATCACGGGCACAACGAACAGCCATATCATGGGTTTCCTGCATGATCCCGACAACGACTCATCAATTCACTGCATCACACGCGAGAGCGATGGCGTCGCCACCGATACTGACTCGGGCACTTTGCCAGGCACAGGGTGGCACCGTTACACAATCCGTCAGACCACACTGGGAACGGTAGAGTTCCTGATCGATGGATCTGTGGTGGCGACTCACACCACGCAGGTTCCAGACGTAGAGGCTATGAATCTAGGAATCACACTCGTGGCCAGGGCTGCGGGCGTCCGGAGCTTGGATGTGGACTACGTTGACTTTACCAGTCAAACGCTATCAAGGTGAGTTTTCAGGATGAAACACCGAACACGGCTGCGTGTAGCAGATCAACGCGAGCGAAGCCGTGTCCAGCATAGCCGACTTGTCCTCGGACTCGCCGGAAGCCATCAGCCCCGTGAAAGAGTGCCGCTTCATCCTGGCGAGCGCGTGACCGATCTCATGAGCAACGGCCCATTCGGGCTCGCAATTGCCGTAGGTGAGCGACGCATCGATCATGCGCACGGCGGAGTCATCATCCGTCCAAGTCGAGAGCCCGCAGATGTGACGCATCGTGCCTCCATGGTTGATCGCTGATAGCAAAGCGTGACCGTCGGCGGTGTACTCCACGAACAGGCTCGCCCATGCCTTGACCGGGAGCCCCCCTGCCCCGACCCGCACGTCCCAGCCGGTAGCCGCGCTCCACCCCTCCGCTGCGGACTCGGTTGCTGCCAGGAGCTCTGGCGCTGGATCGAATGCCATACCGCACCGAGCGGGCTCGGCTTTGGCGACGGGCTCAGCAGACGCCAACTCGACCACCGGATCACTGGTCTCGCCCGCGGCCGAACACGCCATGGCGAAGCACAGAGCGAAGTGGGCGATGCACGCCATCCACACCGCCCCATCCCACTCGTCATTCACGACGGCATCGTCCGTTTGATGAGGTCGTTGACCATCGCGTTGCGCTTGTCGTCCTGCGCACAAGCCACTGCGGCGCAGCGCAGGGCTTGCTGGCTAAGCACCATCAGCTTGATCAATGGGCAGACCCCAGATTGGAGCATGTCGGACACCTGGCGACACAGTGAGATGAGCGCGAGCGCCTCGCGCTCGGCCGTCATGAAATCTGGCGTGTCGGGCGCGCCAATGGCCTCGCCCAGCTCCGAATAAAGCTTGGACTGATGTGTTTTTTCGGTCATCCACGCATGGTGGATCAATTGTCTTGACGACGCAAGCGCCATCAGTCAGTTTGCCCAGAATGAGATACGCAGATTTCCTCACCACCAAAGCGCGCACACACGTGCCCACAGGAATCGTCGATACCCCGGCTCTGTCCGAGAAGCTCAAGCCGTTTCAACGTGACTCGGTGCAGTGGGCGCTCCGAAAAGGGCGCTGCGCGTTGTTTCAGGAGTGCGGCTTAGGCAAGACGTGGCAGGCCCTGGAGTGGTCACGATGCGTCGTCGAGCACACTGGAAAGCCAGTGCTCATCCTGACGCCTCTCGCCGTCGCAGCGCAGTTCGTGCGCGAGGGAGCCAAGATGGGAGTGCTCGTGGCGGATGCGCGCGCGCCCGCCGAGCTTGATGACGATTGGTCGCCGATGCCCTGGGTAGCGAACTACGAACACCTGCATCACCTGGATCGGCTCATCCCGCAGCTCAGCGGCGTCGTGCTAGACGAGAGCAGCATACTCAAGAGCTACTCGGGCAAGACGCGCACGGCGCTCATCGAGATGTTCGCGCGGACGCCGTTCCGCCTCGCGTGCACGGCCACGCCGAGCCCGAATGATGTAACCGAGCTCGGCAACCACGCCGAGTTCCTCGGCGCGATGAGCCGCGTCGAGATGCTCGCGACGTTTTTCTGTCACGACGGTGGCGACACTAGCAAATGGCGACTCAAGGGCCACGCTGAGGGGCAATTCTGGCAGTGGGTCCGCACATGGGCGATGTGCCTCAGCAAGCCGAGCGACATGGGATACCCCGATGACGGATATGACCTGCCGCCGCTGGAGATATATGAACATGTCATCGACATGGACGAGCGCATGGCGAAGCAAGTAGGGCTTCTCTTCGCGTTCGAGGCAGCGACGCTGGCTGATCAGCGCGCGGTCAAGCGCGATACCATCTCCGAGCGGGTCGAGCTGGCGGCGCGCCTGGCAAACGACTCCGGCGAGCAATGGATCGTGTTCTGCGACCTAAACGACGAGAGCAAGCGCCTCGCGACGCTCATCCCGGATGCAGTCGAGGTCACGGGGTCAGACAGCGTCGAGCATAAGGAGGCGAGCGTCATGGCGTTCGCGGATGGTGCTAGGCGCGTGCTCGTGAGCAAGACGAGCATCTGCGGGTTCGGCGTGAATCTGCAGAATTGTCACAATGTCCTGTTTGCCGGCAGCGACCACTCGTATGAGCGATTCCACCAGGCGATCCGTCGGTGCTATCGCTTCGGTCAAGAGCGCGGCGTCAATGTGCATCTCATTCGGACAAGCGCCGACGGGCGCGTGGCGCACAACCTGGAGAGGAAGCGCCTCGCGCACGAGGCAATGGTGAAAGGCATGGTGAAGGCAGTGGAGGCAGAAGTTGGCAGGCAGCGAATCGAGCACGTGGACAACGTCCGAGAGACCGGCAACGGATGGGAGATGCGCATGGGGGATTGCGTGGAGCTATTGCGTGACGTGCCATCCGATCATCTTGGATTCAGCGTCTTTTCCCCCCCATTCGCGTCCCTCTATACGTACTCTGACAGCGACCGCGACATGGGCAATTGCCGCTCGCACGATGAATTCTTCGTGCACTACGGCTATCTCATTGAGCAGTTGTTGCGCGCCACGAAACCAGGTCGACTCTGCAGCGTGCACTGCATGATCATGCCCACGAGCAAAGAGCGCGACGGTGTCATCGGGCTCACTGACTTTCCCGGGCGCATCATCGCAGCGCATCAGGCGGCTGGCTGGGTCTATCATTCGGACGTGACTATCTGGAAAGACCCGGTGACAGCGATGCAGCGCACCAAGGCGCTCGGGCTATTGTGGAAACAGATCCAAAAGGACAGCTGCATGAGTCGCATGGGCTTACCGGACCGCGTGCTAACGTTCCGCAAGCCCGGCGCCAATCCTGAGCCTGTAGGGCATAGCAAGGCCGAATTCCCTGTCGACCAATGGCAGCGTTGGGCATCCCCCGTCTGGGATGACATCAACCCGAGCGACACTCTGCAATACCAGAGCGCGCGCGAGGAAAGGGACGAACGGCACATCTGCCCGCTGCAACTCGAGGTCATTCGGCGGTGCATCAGGCTGTGGAGCAATCCCGGCGATTTGGTGCTCTCGCCGTTTGCCGGCATCGGCAGTGAGGGTTACGTCGCGATGCAAGAGAACAGGCGATTCCTTGGATGCGAGCTGAAGCCGTCGTACTTCCGGCAGGCGGTCGCGAATCTGCGTGCCGCGGAAAGCGTGCAGTTCAGCCTGTTCTGAGGTAGGCTGCCGCCATGACTCAGCCCTACGACCCACGGTCCGAGGAAGAGATCATGGCGGCCGCTAATCAGTGGGGGTCGACCCCTGTTAGCACCCCGATCGGCCAAGCAAACCACTCCGATCCCGGCGGCGCCCACCCGCTGCAGATGGGGATGACCGCG